ATGACTGCATTATCAGAACGGGAAGCACAGATTGCAGAACGTATAGCTTGGGGGGCTTCCCAAAAAGAGGTGGCTTGTGACCTTGGGATTTCTCGTTATACAGTGGATAATATTCTTCGCAGGATATATCAAAAACTTCATATAGGCAAGATTAATGAATTGTCTGCTTGGTGGTTCTGTACGCATTTCAATATCAGTTTTGAATTGTCTCCTCTAAAACGTACCATTGGTGCAGTTGCCTTGCTGATTTTAGTGATTCTCAATGATTTTACTTCTGGAGATACTTATTGTCGTAATCGGTCAAGAAAGGCCAGGACAGAGGTTTATGTGCGTTTAAAAGAGATTGTTTAATTATTTAAATACTATTAGTTATGACGAGTGAAAATCTGACAATGCACAACAAGGTTCTTGCATACCTTATCGAGATAGTGCACGAAGAGGCGGTTCCGGTGAATGTCGAAATCGGTTCCAGACATGTAGATGCCAACGGCGATACGCAAGTGGATGTATTGCTGGAGTATGAAGAGCCGGACAAGGAGTGTGTCAATGAAGCGATGGCCAGGGCTATCAATGCCATGGTCATAATGAATCAGTAAAGATAGGTTGATGATGACAAATGAAAAAGGAACTGGACTCAATGAAACCGGGTTCTGAGGTATTTCACGAACATTATGGTGTTTATGGCAAGGTGATGAGCGATAAGCCATTTGTCATTTGTGGAGAATTGTGTATCAGGGTTGACTTTGGGGGAATGCCTGACAGTGGAGCATATAGCTGTGTATGTTTTGTAATGTAATCGAAAAAATATGAATATAGAACAATGGATTGGGGAGGGATTAGCTGTGCGCTTGTTTGTGCAATACCTATAGTGGCCATTATCTGCGATACTGTAAAAAAAGTATTTGAGATAAAATATAAAAAAGGAGATGAAAACTAAGTTGATAAAGAAGCATAATCCGCAATCTTTTTTGGATGATTTGAAAAGGGTACGGGAGGTCATGGTTTACGCAGAGTACACCAACTCCTACTATCAAATCTTAAAAAAAGACTTGCTGAGAGATGCTGAAAGGAAAGCAATCACATACTATATAACGGATACTATATTTATTATAAAAAGGAATGTGATGGTAGTCATTTAACGAATAACAAAACAGATATGAACCCAATGGATAATGAGTTACAATGCAAGAGATGTGGGAAGCCGATAAAAGGTGGTTGCTACAATGCTCCCGATGGACCTTTTTGTGTGGATTGCTGGGAAAATAAAATCAGCGAGAAAGTTAAAAAGGATTATGAGAAACAAGCCTTAAAGAGATTGCAGGCTATTGGTCTCGGTTTTAAAACAAATCAGTAATGAATAAAAAAGAAATATCAATGAAGAAAGGTCAGAAAGTACGCATTCTGCGTACCAATCAGGTAGCGACAATCGTCGAAGTGGAGTTAATTCGTAAAGGTGGCAAGGTACATCGGTACTGCCATCTGAAGACAGATGAAAAGTCATATTTATGGCTGGACTCTTCAGAACTTGGTTGTGTGGTGGAGGAAGTGAAGGTCTCGGTAGTTGATGACCGGAACCGGGAACTGCACTTGGCTATATGCCAGGACTACTCCAAGGATAAGATGACGCTACATCTTACCGGTAAGAATCCGGATAATCTGAAGGAAGCTTCCGGACTATATGCGAGACTGATGAACTTGTTCATTGGAAGCCTGAAGGAAACGCGGGAACTGTAGGAGCAGATAACGTCCTTGATAACTCTCCTATAAAACAATTCCTTTGTACCCTTCAGTGTTTAAAACATGGACTTGCTTCAATATCTTCCGGACGATAGTCGATCCTGGATTCAGTCTTATATAGAGCTGGTAGGAATGGAGAGGTTGACGGAATACTATGACAAAGTATTCATCGATCTGTACGAGATGCTGCCCGGTGAATCTTTCCGGGTACTTGAAAAGGTCAGTCCGGAGAACTATGGCCTTTTCATGAAATGCGTGTATTCATGCTTGTGTGAGTTTGACTTGTATGATATATGCAGCTATTATATCGAAGAACAAGGTACTGTCATCCTTAGAAGGTAGTACCCGAATATAATATACAATGATAGACGAAAGAATCATAGAACAAATCTTAGACCGTGCTGATATTGTGGATGTAATATCCGGTTACGTCGATCTGAAGAAGAAAGGAGTAAATTACCAGGCGTGCTGCCCTTTCCATAAGGAGAAGACCCCCAGTTTCTTCGTGAGCCCGGCACGCGGCACCTGGCACTGTTTCGGATGTGGCAAGGGCGGCAACGCCGTCGGTTTTTTGATGGAGCACGAGACGATGAGCTATCCGGAGGCCGTCAGGCACCTCGGCAAGAAATACGGCATAACCGTCGAGGAAGAGAGGCTGACTCCCGAGCAGGAACAGGCACGCATGAAGCGCGAGTCGATGTTCGTAATCAACCAGCGGTGCGCGGAGCATTTCCGCCAGAATCTGCTGGACCCGGCCAACAAGGCTGCCGCCGAATATGTCAAGGGGCGCTGGGGGCTGGAGTATGCCGAAGAGACGGGCATTGGGTTTGCGCCCGACAAATGGGATGATTTGTTGAACTTCGCGCAATCGGCTGGTCTTTCCATAAACTTGATGAAGGAGATGGGGTTGCTATCGGACAACAAGGAAAAGGCTAAAGAAAGGGGGACGGAGATTAGGACTTTCGATGGTTACCGTAACCGCATAGTTATTCCCATACGCGACCGTTTTCGACGGATTATAGGCTTTACCGCACGTGACATGTCCGGTGAGAAGGTGGCCAAGTATATCAATTCGGCTGAAAATGAAATCTACCATAAACGTGATTCAATTTTCGGAATTGATACGGCCATACGCCAGGCTGCCAAAGAAGATAAATTCTATTTGGTGGAAGGGGCGCCCGATGCGATGCAGCTTCAGCGTATTCGTGTCAACAACGCTGTTGCCCCTCTTGGAGGCGATTGGACTGAAAGCCAGATGGAGCAACTGAAGAAGTACGCCACTAAAGTTTGCTTCCTTCCGGATGCGGACCCGCCCAACCCAGATAAAGGTGAGAAACTGGGTGCCGGCATTCGCAACGTGATGCGTAACGGATTGCAGGCGATGAAGTGTGGGTTTGGTGTATCGGTCAAAGAGATACCACTTGGGGAAGCGCAGAGCAAGAATGATCCGGATACCTACTGTACGAGCATTCAGAAGTTTCAAGAACTGAAAGAGGTAGATTTCATTCCATGGTATGCTTCATATATATTTCAAGACATCAATACCACCGAAGAGCGAAGCGATGCTGTCAGCACCATCTGCTCCATGGTGGTCATGGTGAAGGACGAAGTCAAAGAGTCCATGTACCTCAAACAGCTCCAGTCATTCTATGATGACAAGAAGTTGTGGCAAACGGCCATCAACCGGGCCAAGAAGCTTGATAAAGCCAAGCAAGTCATTAATGAGAGCAAAAAGATAGACCGTGACCTTTATCAAAAATATGGCTTCTATGAAGAATACAATGCTTACTTTGCATTGGCTGGGGACAGTGGGAAAGCTGTGCAATGGAGCAATTTCACCATGTTGCCTCTATTCCACATCAAAGATTCCCTCCTGCCCAAACGTCTCTACCGAATCAAGAACCAAAACATGCAAGAGGAAATCATAGAGATGAAACAAGAAGACCTGGTGTCATTGTCCAAGTTCAAGCAAAAGGTAGAAGGCCTCGGCAATTATATCTGGCTGGCCACTGAAAAAGAACTCACAAAGCTGAAGATGTTCCTTTACGAACAGACCGAGACTGCACTTGAGGTGACACAGCTTGGCTGGCAACGGCAGGGGTTCTTTGCCTTCGGTAACGGATGTTTTGATACGGAGTGGCATATCGCGGATGAATACGGTATCGTACGGTTGAAGAATGGCAATTTTTACCTACCGGGTTGTAGTACCATTTATCGTGATGACATCAAATTATTTCAGTTCGAACGCAGGTTTGTACACACCACGTACAACAATGTCAGCATAAGGGTGTACAGCGAACAGTTGATTCGTGTATTCGGAGACAATGCTAAGGTTGGCATCTGCTTCTTGATCGCTTCCCTTTTCCGGGATATTATTTCGGGGCAAACTAAAAGTTTTCCCATCCTTAATCTGTTTGGCCCGAAAGGTAGCGGCAAATCAGAACTCGGTCACAGCCTGATGTCGTTCTTCATCATCAATAATAATCCGCCAAACATCCAGAATGCGACTATTGCAGCCTTGGGAGATGCGGTGGCACAATGCGCCAATGCGCTGGTGCATATTGACGAGTACAAGAATTCCATCGACCTTGACAAACGGGAGTTCCTCAAAGGCTTGTGGGACGGAACCGGCCGAAGCCGCATGAACATGGACCGGGACAAGAAGCGGGAGATTACGAGCGTGGATTGCGGTGTCATCCTATCCGGTCAAGAAATGCCGACAATTGACATCGCCCTATTTTCCAGGTTGATTTACTTGACCTTCACCAAAACGGAATTCTCCACGTCTGAGAAACAGGCATTTGACCAATGCAAGTCAATACGCGACTTAGGACTGTCGCACCTTACTTTGCAGCTGTTGCGCTACCGGTCAAAAATGGAGACGGATTTCACGTCCTCCTATCGCCAGTGTATGGGGGATTTGAATGAACGCTTGAAAGGCGAGAGCATAGAAGACCGCATCCAGCGGAACTGGGTCATTCCGTTGGCCGCCTTCCGCGCGCTTGAAGCGGTGCTCGACGTGCCATTTACTTACCTGGAGCTGCTGAACATCTGTGTGGACGGCATCATCCGGCAGAACCGTGAATGCAAGAGCAACAACGAACTGGCCAACTTCTGGAATGTGGTCAGTTATTTGCAGCAGGACGGTGAAATATTCTTAGAGTCGGATTTCCGCATTGATTATTTGTCTGGGCTGAAGACAAACAAGGTCAAGGACCTCGCTTTTAAGCAGCCACGCCCTATCCTGCGTATGCGCACAGACCGCATCTTCATGCTGTATAAGAAGTTCAGCAAGCAGGTGGGAGATACCGCTTTACCGACTGAATCGTTGAATTTCTACTTGGAGAACTCCAAAGAATACCTGGGGGTACAAAACTCCGTCCGTTTCAAGAACATATTGAAGGGGGTAGAAGTAACCAAAGAACTGGAGGCCGGTGGACAAAAGTATTATAAGAAAACCAGCGTGACCAAGCAGGCCCTCTGCTTCGATTACACGGAGCTGATGGCAAACTATAATATCAATCTCAACATTGATATGGGAATGCCTGACGAAGAGGAAGCAGGGCGGGATAATAAACCGCCGGAGGACAAAACTTCTCCATATAAATTTTAATGTCTATCATAGTTGTGCGGAAGCTCTTGCCTGTGAAGGTAGGGGCTTTTTTCTTGCCTTTTTGAGACAAAAAAGATGCTTTATTTTGGGGCAAAAAATGCTTCTACACTTTCTACACTTTCTACATCTTTATAAATCAGTGTTTTATGTTATAAAAAGATGCTCTACAAGCTTCTACAAATTTCTACAAAATGCTGCTTTTCTGTATTTCTTCTACAAATAGATACTTTGTAGAAGGTTTTTCTACACTTTTTCTTCTATACTAAAACCGTTATGTTGTTGATATATAGGTAATTTTATACTTTGTAGAAAGTGTAGAAGGTGTAGAGGGCAAAATGTGCCTGCTCCAATAGAAATAAAAAACAAGAGAGTGATGAATATATTAATCAATATGCGTATTTTTGTATAAAAATCAATGCTTTAAATGACGAAGAAAGACCGATTTGTGTGTTGGCTCCCTTGCAAGCCTTATGTCAAGCAATTCCTGCTGTACAATTTCAATGCCCCGGACGACACTTGGACAGAAATAGTCAATCTGTCCCCGGACAAGGAGCTGCAGAACGACTTCCTTTCCAGGCTTGCAAAACCCGGACGATACGAGAACAGATACCGGAACCTGGCACGATATACCGCCAACGTGGCGGTGGAGATACGCCGTGATGACTTCTACCGATACGGATGGGCGATGTCGAATACCGAAGTGGTGGCGTTCGGCAGCAAGGTGGAGAGACGGATCAAGCAGATGCTTTTCCTCTATCTCGACACCCATGTCAGTATCGGAATCCCACTCTCGACCGCCATCCGCAACTTTCAGAACAGCTTCGGCTTTGATGACGACACCTGGTCTTATGAGACTATCCGCAGGGAGTATAACCGGCATGGATATAGGAAAACGGTGGAGAATACCACGATTTTAGACTTTATTAACCGTATAATTTTGGGGAAGTTGTCCGAATTCGGGACAATTTCCCAGCAGGGAAAAATGGCTTATGAAAGCAATGCATTATGATTTTGAAAACGTCGGAGGATTGTTGCAGGTGATTGCCGTGCCTCCGGCCTCGTTCGTGCAAATCCGTAAGGACTATGCCGCCGGTCTGAACTATCTGGAACTCCGCAACCGGGAAGATATTGTTTCCATACCGGTATATGCCAATGACACCTATTCCTATAATGAAGACAAGGAGGTGAATGACGCGGGGGACTGCTGGAACGTTTCCATTGAAGGGGTGATTCCGAAACTTTCCCCGGCAAACCATCAGCTGATGGAGATGCTGGAGCGTGGCTTGTGGTATGTACTGGCAGTGGACGGCAACGGGGCGGTCCATTGGTGCGGGCAGGAGGACGCACTCATGCTGTTCGCCACAAACAAGACAAGCGGACGTTCCGTGTCGGAACGGAACGGCACCTCATTCACGTTCACCTGCATCCAGGATGAACCGACCGTCTATATTGAAAACATGGAGGAAATATAACCGTACGGCTTCCTTTGCTGACACGCAACACTCTTTCAGTCAAATATTTATCTGTCCGCTGACGGTACCCGATGTCCTTGGGTACCGTTTTTTTTGCGTTTTTCTTTGCGCAAAAATAAGTTTTATGAACGAGACAGTTATCACATTATTCGGAGCGATTGACCGTTACTGGTACAACAAAAACTATCTGAAATACTTTCTTGACAAGGCCAAAGGCCAGCCCGTACGCCTGAAGGTTTCCAGTTATGGCGGTGATGTGGCCGAAGCGGTTGCCATGTCCGCCCTGATGGCCGAGCACGGCAATGTGACGGTGGAGTTCATCAGCTTCAACGCTTCGGCGGCCACCATATTGGCGTTCGGCGCCAAGTCCATCGAGATGCACGAGGACGGCATGTGGCTGGCGCATAAATGCAGCCTGGGAGTGGACATCTGGGGCCAGCTCAATGCGGACCAGTTGGAGGACACCATCAAGGAACTGCAGAACAAGAAGAAGAGCGCGGAAGCCATTGACCTGATGATTGCACAGAAGTACATCAACCGTAGCGGCAAAAGCCTGAAGGACATTATCACCCTGATGGAAGAGGAACGCTGGATGCCTGCCGCCGAAGCCAAGGAATGGGGATTCATAGACAAGATCATTCCCGGTACCCATAAAAAACCGCAGGTGACCAATGAAATGACCGACTGCTTCACCGCGCTTGGTCTACCGTTGCCGGCTATCGATTCGGAGGGGAAGCCGGAACCGGAAGGCCGTGACAAAAACTTGGTCTCCCAGATTATCGACGGTATCAAAGGGCTGTTCCCTACCGGCAACAAGACTGACATTTCTAATTCTTCAAATACAGTTATGCGTAAAGAATTTACTTTCATCAACCAGATCCTCAACAGCGAAGGCGTTGAGGAAAAAAACGGCAAGATGTTGCTTACCGTAGAGAATCTGCAGGCCATCAATGACGCCGTCAAGGCCGCCAACGAAGCGAAAGCCAAAGCGGAGAATGACCTGGCTGTCGCCAACACTGCCAAGGAGACTGCCGAAAACAGTCTGACGGCAGTCGTGAATGACCTTGACAGCCTAAGTGACAGCATCAAGAATGCCACCGACAACAAGGCCAAGGTACAAGTTATCCGTGACATTGTCGCCAAAATACCCGGAACGGGTACCGACAGCCACCGGGAAGCGAACGAAGACAACAAGTTTGCGGACATCGCCACAGACCCGATCAACAGTTTTGAGAATGAGTAACACCTAAACTATTCTATTATGGATTTTAAAGCACCTATTGACATTACCGCCGTTCTGACCGCGGTAAAAAAGCACAAGGACATCCTGAAGGCGGTCGACAAGCTCGACGCTTCGGAGGTGTTGAGACATTTCACTCCGGTACCGGGCATAACCGACTCCCTTGAACTGGGCAAGGTGGAGGGCGGAAGCATCTCCGGCAAGTACACCGGCAAATTCACTGCCGGAAAGTATCTGGGCAAGATTGTTCCCCGACGTCTGGTAGTGCGTCCCGTTGTAATGGAGATGTCCGACGAGCCTGAGCGCTACCGACGCACCTACATTGCCGAGGTTCCCGGTACACTCCGCAAGGAACACCCGTTCGAGCTGTGGCTGATCAACCACGGACATGAACTGGCATCCAATGACCTGCTGTTTGCCATTTTCACGGCAAAATACAGTGCAGATGAAGAAAAGACGGACATTCAGGACTCTTTCGACGGTATCGGTACCATTATCACTGAAGGCGAAGCTGTCGGAGACATCTCCAGTGCCGAGGGCAACGTTTATGCGACCGGTGAACTGTCCCGTGCCGATATTGGGGAGAAGCTGCTGGAAATGTGGCGCCACATGCCACGTACTTTCAAGCGCAAGAAGAACATCAAGATGTTCATTTCCGACGATCTGGGCGACATGTACGATGACTGGCGCAAGGACGAAGGCACCATTGTCATCGGACTCAAGGAGGACACTTCCGACACGCAGCACCTGCTTGGTTCCAACAACCGTTGCGAGCTGGTGCGCGTTCCGAACCTTCCCGACGGCAGCCAGTTCGTCATGCTGACCACCAAGGAGAACGTATGCTACGGCTTTGACAAGGAGAGCGACTTCAAGTCCATCAAGCCGTTCATGTCCGGCAACCCCTATACCTTCGACGCTGCGGGCAAGTATGTGATCGGCTTCCAGTTCGTGTCTGTGCACAAGTCCGAGTTCTGCGTCAACGACCGTCCGGTAGATCCGGAAGGGACCAATCCGTTCGGATACATTGAAGTGACAATTACACCGGATGAAGCGGTCAACAACGGCGGTAAATGGCGCATCCAGGGCGAGGAAGCCTGGCGTGAGTCCGGTACATATGTGGCAGTTCCCGGTGGAAAGGAATATACCGTCGAATTCCTGGAAGCTGCCGGATACACCACTCCTGCCGTGCAGAAGAAGACGCCCGCTGCAGGCAAAGTGGAGAAGGTGACGGGCACCTATGTTGTTAAATCCGTATAAACCCTACGACTATGGCAGAAGTAGACCCTAAATTATGTATTGCCCTTGATGACATCAACGAGGCAATGGACTGCGAGAACCAGGACAACATGGGCGGTATCATACCGTCCGTCATCTTCGGTTATCATGCGGATGTGGCCACATGGCCGGACTATCCGAAAAAGAAGGAATCCCCTCTTTCTCTTGAAGAAGCCGGCACATTGGTCGGTGACCTGGTCATGAAGGAAAATTGTCGTGCATACAAGATGGATTTCACCGACGAGCTGGCCGAATTCAAGATTACCGACCAGGGAGAAAGCGGCGGGGAATCGTTCCTGATGGACCTGAATATCATTTCGGCCAAGATGCGGAAGAAGATATTCGGGTTCGAGAATGCGACCAAAGGGCGCAAGATGTTCTTTATCGTGACCGACAACAACGGCACGAACTACCTAATGGGTGACAAGCGGCGCGGTGCGCTCCGTGCATCGGGTGACGGCGCCACTACCGGAGCAAGCTCCACTGCCCGCAACCAGAACACCCTCCACTACACCTTTACCGCACCGCGCAAATGTGTGTATGAGGGGGATACGGAGGATATCCTGACTGTAAAAGCCGCATCAGAAGATCTATAAGCCTTTTTTGTTCATGATTGGTTGTTCATGTCCGTCTCTCGCTCTCAGGCAGGGGCGGACATTTTGTTTTGTCCTATTCCGGCAACAAAAATCGCAATAGCTTTGCGTATCATCAAAAAACAACGTACAATGTCAAAGATTACACAGAACTACATCGAGGCGCGCAGGGACGGCATCAAGTGGCTGAACTCGCAGAAACGTGACTACAGCACCGGTGTGAATATCCTGACCCGTTCTGGATATAAGGGGTTTGTCGCCGCACGTCTGGCACGCCAGGGCGAAAAGCCGCATACCCGCGAGAAGCTGGAGTATGAAATCCGGCAGATGATCAAGGTGTGGTACCATCCGGATGACCCGCGCTTTGAGGATGTGGACCTGGCAGATGATGCAATGCCGGGCAATGACGGGCGTTCCGAGACGGTTCCCGAAGAGACGGCTGCCGCCATTGTCGCCGTTGCGGAGAGGGAACTGGCGCGTGAGGCGGACGAACAGCCCGCTTATCCTCCGGTGATGGCCAAAATCATCTATGACTTCCGGGAATGCTACAACGAACGTTCACGCCAGCACCGGATGCTTGCCGGACTGGGTGAGACAAACACGCAGGCTGTATGCACGCAGCGCAAGGATATTGTCGCCCGTATAGCCTTTCTCTCCAACCGCATGACACTGCTGGCTGCCATCAAAAGGCAGTTCGAGCAGGACAAGGAACTGCCGACTGACAAGCAGCTGGACGAACTCTACAAAAAAGCGGATACCCCCGAAGAAAATCCGGAAAAGGAAGAGGACGAGACCGACATCAGTTCCCTATCCGTGGAAGAGCTGAAGAAAGCGAAATCCAATGCCAAGAGCAAGATTACCAAGGCAAGGAACATGCTGCTGTACTCTTCGGAAAGCAAGCCCAAGGACGGCAAGGAGAATCCCCTTCCCGACTGCCCCAAACGCGTGAAATACGAGAAGAAGGTGGCTGCCCAGGAAGCACTGGTGGAAAGGATAGAATATCGTTTGGCAGAACTGCAATAGGTTAGGTTATGTTGGTCTGTTGCAGCGAGATTGAGAATAAGATGATGCCGGCGGATGATGCAGTAAGTCCTATGCAGGGAGACCGATACCCGACAGGCTACATCCGCCGAACGGATGCGGCAGCCTCCGGCCACGACCTGGCTGCGGAGAAGCTGCTGCATCCGGACGCCATGGGGGTGCTGGTACCCGGCAGGGACAAGCATTTCTACTCTTCAGGGGCGTTCAACCTGATTCAGTTGATTTTCTATATTCTCAGACAGACAGGCCCGGCACACCTGCTGCTTACTACCTATTCCATCTCCATGGACAGCATTGCGGCGATTCACCGGAAGGTGGAAACGGACGAGCTGTTGTCGGTGCGGTTCCTGATAGACAACCGGGTACGCAGCATATCACCCAAACCGTTCGATTATTTGGTGACCACGTTCCCGGACTGCTACCGTTGCCTCGCGCTTCATGCGAAGGTGGCGCTGCTGTATAACGAGGACTGGAAGATTACCGTAGTGGGCAGCCAGAACGCCACGCACAACCCGAAGCTGGAACGTGGAATCATCCATACCGGCAGAGATATTTTTGATTTTGACTTTAAAATGCTGAATGATGAATTTGACTCAGGAACAACGTGAGGAGATAGAGAAGATGGCCTATCGTTTGATCCCTCCGGGGCTGATAGCCATCAATATAGGTGCCGATGAGACGGACTTTCTCGCGGAACTCCGCACACCGGGCACCGAAGTCCGGACCGCCTTCTACCGGGGGCATCTTCGCCAGACGGTCGAACTCAGGGAGTCACTCATCAAGTCGGCCGTCAATGGCAGCAACCCGGCACAGCAGGAGCTTGTCAAGTTCATCAAATCGCAACAGCAGTATCTTGAGTATGAATAACAACCGTCTGACGGCATCCAAAAGCAAGGCCGCACTGGAGGAGCAATCCTACGACCTTATACAGCAGCACATCATCGACCCGGAGAACAGTCCGCTGCCGGAGCATCTGCGTGTGCAGTGCAACCGGGTGCTGCAGATAGCACGCCTTTTGGATGACTATCCGAACGAGAGCCACATCATCAACATCATGCTGGCAAAATACCGTATCTCGCGTACCCAGATAAGGAAGGACATCGCCCTGGCAAAAGAACTGTTCAAGACACAGCACCAGTTCGACTGGGACTTCTGGTATGCCTGGATGATCAAGGACCAGATTCAGCTTATCCGGGATTGCAAACTCAAAGGTGATCTCAAGCAATGGAACAACGCCAAGAAAGTACTGCATCAGATGATTGGTGAGAAGCCGGCTTCCGTCGAGGACCCGCGACGCATGGAGAAGAACGTATTCTACATCCAGATCAACAGCATGGGGCAAAAGGTGGATATTCCCCTGAATGCCGTCCGCAACCTTTCCCAGGAAGAGCAGAAGCTTTTGGTGGATTCGATGTACACGCCTATCGACGACGCACAAGCTGAAGAAATAATGAACTCATAACAGATTACCCATGAAAAAATTGACAAACAAACGACTCATCTCTTACTTGGTTGACCATAAGCACATTGATATGGTATCGGTCAACAAGACACAGATTGTCTGTACCGTATCTGCCAGGTTCAGGCCGGAAGAGGTACCGCAGCTGCTGGCTGATACCGGACAGGACATGCCCCGCATGACCTCCTCCGAAGGTGTGAACTACATTGTTTTCCCACGATATTGATACGGCAGGACAATGGACGAAAACGTCTGGGAAGAGGTCATACAGGTCAATCCGGCGCAGGCGGCATTCCTCGTGATGCCGTACAAGAACGGATATGTCATCTACTCGCGTGCCACGGGTAAATCATTCATTACCGGTGCCGTGATAGATGACAACATCCGGCTCATGCCGCGAGGGATTACTACGCTCACCCAAGCCACCATTGGGCAGGCGTTGACTAAAACCCTGCCTTCAGCGTTCAAGATGCTGGAGATGCTCGGTTATAAGCAGTGGGACCCGGTCAGCAAGACCGGTGACTATGTGGTGTGCCGCCGTCCCATCGAGGGATGGTACAAGCCATACGAGCACATCATGTCATTCGAGTACGGCATCAGCTTCAGTAACGGGCACATGCTTTATATACTCACCCAGGGCGGTAACAGCCGTGGTCCGAATGCGGACTACAACATCACCGATGAAGCGCTGACACTCGACAAGGAGAAGTTCGACCAGGAGGCGGCGCCGACCAACCGGGGTAATGAACACATCTTTGGCCGCAAGTCCGAGAATCCCGTTCTGAAGCATCACGGCAACACCTTCCTTTCCTCCATGCCTTACACGCCTGAACAGAAATGGTTGCTTGAACCGGCCAAGTATTATGAAGAAGAACGCGGCATCCGGCTGTTTGATGTCTGGAATAAGATTGTGCGGTTACAGATGCAGCTCATTGATGCAAGGATTGCGAATGATGCGGGACTGTTCAAGGAGATCTGGAACGAGACCGTCCGTCTCAGGCAAAGTATCACGCCGTTCGTTTCACGTGACGGCACGCTCTTTATCCTTGGCTCCATCTTCGACAACATCGCCAATGTGGGCATGAACTATATCCTGAACCAGTACAAGGTGATGGATAAGCTTTCCTTCATGATAGAGATCCTGAACTTCATGGTGGATAAGATTGATAGCTGCTACTACCAGTTGGATGAACGCCATATCTATTACAATGCGACCAATGACGACTATATCCGTGACTTTGCCGAAGATCATAACTACAACTGGCAGCAGCTTGCCAATAACGATGACAGCCGGCGTGACCTGGACTGCAATCCCAACCAGCCGATAGAGCTGACACCCGACTGGGGTTCTGCTGCCTCATTCCTGGAAGTGGCGCAGGAGCGCAACTATGACTTCGTGACGAAGCTGCTGACACGTGAGCCGGTAGACAACAACATCAACGAGTTCTTTGTCAAACGTGATGAAGAGGATGATACCATGGTGAACGCGCTGATGGACAAGTTCTGCCACTACTACCGTAACCATATCAACAAGCACCTGCATTATTACCGTGACCGTTACGGGGATGCACGCCGTGCCAACAACAAGAAGTCCTACAACGAGCTTGCCATCGAGCGCTTGGAGAAGCACGGGTGGACGGTGGAACAGCACACCCATGCGGGCATGGAGCCACCGCAGCATGACAAGTACCTGCTCTGGGCTTCCATCCTGGCAGAGAAAGACGAACGGTTCCCGAAGAAGCGTTTCAACGGCTCGAAATGCAAATATACACTCATCTCCATGAACAACACGCGTGTCATCGAGGACCGCGAGGGGCGTTTTGCCAAGGATAAGCGCAGCGAGCGTAACCAGTCCATCCTTCCGGAAGAAGCCACCCACTTCGGTGATGCGGTGGATAAGCGTGTATGGACGAAGTACGGGCACCTGCTCAGGCAGGCATACGGATTCGTGGACGCACGTATCTGATTCACCTCATACACATACATCCGCAATCACAATCGCAATGCTTATGGCAGGACTCGCAACGTCCGCAATGGGAATCGCTGCACTTTAGGACAGAACGTCGTGTGCAGGACTGGCCGAGGGGCATCCTCCTTGTCATATTTCCTTGCTTCTTGCGCTTTTGGTTGCGTTTTTGGATAGGGCGCGGTCGGCAGAAACTTCCGTTTCTGTTTCCATTCGGATGGAAAGAGGGGTATTCTGTATTCATTATCAAAGAAGTATATTTCTTATAACATTCATTAACAAAGAGCACGGCGCGCGCAAAATCCGTACTGAAGGAACAGGCAGGCAAATCTATTTCCTCCAGTACGGATTTTGCGCGTCTCAGCGGTAAGTAGCGGCAGCTACTTGCGTTTGTCCGCATCCATGCAGGTAGCCCCGGTCTTTTCCGTTTCAATAGCTAAGGTAGAGACCGTAGAGCGGTAAGCGTTCCGCTTGGCGTGCCTCCGTTTCTTTTCCGCAACTCCTTTTCATTTCCTGCATCTCTGTATGCGGTCAGGTAGTCTTTTGAGTCCGCAAATGTAGGGCACCGGTCTGACAAGCAAGGTCGGGCGTTGTCCGCTAAAAAATCTCCAGCCCTACGGGTAGTATTCAAGCCTTCGGTTTTAGTCGGAACCTTGCGGAATGTCATCCTCGGCACCTCAATTATTGCGGCATCAAAAGGCAACCATACCGCACGTCATACAGACACGCCGGAATAAAAAAAAAGTCGTTCCGGGAAACGGAGAAAATTAAAAAAGGCTCCACCCGACGACTCCAGAAATCCAGAATAAATTAAAAACTTACAGTTATGGCAGCAAAAAGAAACATTCCCGAAGCATGGAAAAATCAATGGTCTAAATTCATGTTTAACTTCTTTGACTACTTGCCTACCAAGTACGAGGCTAACAAACGGGAGTGTTCTATCCGCAGGATGATATGGGATTTTAAGGACGGGAAGCGCAGTGCGTCTGTGGCAGAACTTGTAGCGAAGAAGATGCGCGAGCAGTTCGGTGCGGAGGTTTGCAACGTGACGTTGGTCTGCATACCAGCCAGTAGCGGAGAGAAGAACGAAATCAGATACAAGGCTTTTGCCGAAGAGGTGGCACGGCTGACGGGGTGCAGGAATGCGTACAAAGCAATTACCATTGAGGGAGGACGGCTTGCCATCCATGAGACGAAAGCGGCCAAGACGGTGCAGACGGTGGAGGTCATCAAGTTTGACAAGCGTTTTTTCAAGGGTAAGAAATGCCTTGTATTCGATGATATACTGACGCAGGGGCATAGTTACGCACGGTTTGCGTGTGCACTTGAAACGCTTGGGGCAGAGGTTTTGGGAGGCTATTTCTTAGGTAAGACAATTCTTTTATAACAATTTAATCCATACAATGAATACTCTTTTTGATAACGATTGCCGCTACATGAGCGACAGCGAACTGATTTACGAAATCAGCAACAACAGACAGATTGTTTCGGACATCGAACGCAGCAACGAAGTGATAGACCTTGAAAAATTGTTTTCCTCTTTGACTCCTGGACGCAGGAGGGTAGCCGTGGCAGCCGTGGAGATGTACAAGAGACAACTGTCGCAGCAGGTGGAACGCAGGCAAATAAGGATGAGCAAAGACGTATACGAACTGATGGAGCCGTTGATAGGAGATTTGCCGAATGAGGAATTTTGGGTCGTGTCGATAAACCAAGCCGGACGGCTTATCAAGAAAGTACGCATATCGGTAGGCGGCATTGACCAGACTTCAGCGGATATAAGGCTGATTATGCGCGTGCTGATTGATACGGGGGCAGTGCAGTTCGCAGCGGTGCATAACCATCCGAGTGGCAACAGCCGACCGAGCAATGAAGACAAGAGGCTGACGGAGCAACTTAAAAAGGCGGCAGGGTTATTAAATATTAGGATGATAGACCATGTAATTATAACGAATGGTGGATATTACAGTTTTGGCGATGAGGGGCTGATTTGACGGAGGGGTGCAGGGCGCACCCATTCCGTTTGCTCGCACGCTCGCAAACGGAATGGGGCCCGAAAAGCGGAATGACTGGTCGTGTTACCGTTCCTTCAACCACGGAGGGGCTTTTTTTGTCCTATGAGAGCGGATGGTTGGCTTCTATCTTTGTGACAAAAAAAGAGATATGATACGCTTTTTCACAAGATTCGTCGCCACCTATGGGTATGATTCACCGAAGGAGTTCTTTCTTTCGGTGGCTCCGAGCTTCAAGTACAACCTGCAATTTCCGGCCATCTCCTTCAGCGCCGTCACTGCCGTAGTCAGCGAATGGATAGGCATTACACCGTTCCTGGCCATGGCCATGCTCGTCGCCATTGTCTCCGAGATGTGGACGGGCATCCGGGCAAGCAAAGTCCAGGGAATAGGATTTGAAAGCTTCCGTTTCTCACGCTGCATCATCAAGCTGTGTATCTGGCTGACCATCATCTATATCACCCACTCATTCTATCTGGAGAGTAAGGCCGGAGCGGAAGAAAGCTTTGTCATGCTTCTGGCCACCCTGTTCTTTTCCATTGTTAAGGTGTTCGTCATGACCTGGTTCTGCGTCGAGCACGTGACAAGCATACTGGAGAACCTGGCGGTCATCGACGGCAAGCCGAAAGACGCGCTGATCAAGCAGGTGGGAATATTGTGGGTGACAGTCACGGATAAATTCAGAAAAAAGGCCGATGAGACGGAAGGTTAGCCATATGTTGCTTTGTGCGGTTATCGCACTTCTCTCCGGCTGGGCCGGCCACTGGCTGGGTTCCCGGAAACGGAGCATTGTCCGCGTACCGGAAACGGTAGTCAGGCATGATACAATACGCCCTGCCATTCCGGAACCGGAGGTGATTGTCCGTGAGGTACCCACAGAAGTGGATACGGCGGCTATACTGGCCGACTATTTCTCGGAGAAGCATTATCTTGATACAATTATTGAACGCCCTTACCTGAAAGTGGAGCTGACCGACGTGATATCCCGCAATTCATTGCTTGACCGCACGGTAGTGGTGGACTACCGGCAACCGGTCGTCTGCAACAACGCGCTGGTGGTGGGAATGGATGCGGGACGTTACGGATGTGTACTGTCCGCAGGGTACCGGCGTAAGTCCTGGGAGTTCAGGGCGGGCTATGACTTGTACAACAGGTCGCTGGTGTTGGGAGTATCTAAAGACTTATGGAGATGGTGACAAATCTTGTAAATGACTCATATGTGTTTTCCTCTGACATGCAGGACATCCGCATTGCGGACGTGCATGACAAACTGAGCCTCAGGATAGAGGTTGACGGGCAGGAGGCACTGTCCGAAATTTATTATCCGGACCACAGCAACACAGTCATCATTTGCGACCCCGGAGACATTATCAATGAGTATTTTGTACGTCCTGAGCTCAACGGTGGGGATGACCGTGTGGCCTTGCTGCCCATGGAGGTACGGCTGGAACTCTCGGACAGCGAGTCCACCGAAAACTATACCCTGCATGTATTTTACTCAAGGTATCATGTGTCTTTCGACCCGCAGACGGACTTTATCTTCTACTCCCGATATAAAATCAAGCATATCAGGCAAAACAGCATTGACTATCTCTCCTTTTTCGTCTCGGCCAGGACAGAGGTATTTATAGACATCATATACATGGAGTCCGGCTCCAGCATCAAGAAAACCGTAAAGCTCGAACTGTCCGGCACAGACCGCATGACGGCATATAACATGAGTCCGGTAAAGATAAGCCGGCTCTCAGGCGTCCAATGCGACAATATCATATCGTATGACGCACGCATCACCAACGGTACATTGACAGACCTTGTAAGGTATGTCCTTGACCGGCAGAACCACCGGGAAATGCACCAGTTCCTCTACTATAACGTGTTCGGGCTCCCGGAATCGATTTCATTTTCCGGACTGGTACAGTACAGTCCGGAACTGGAGGGGGATATTGCGGATCTGACGAAACAGAAACGGAGGTTCAGCCCTTTCTTCAACGATTTACGCACTGTCAATACCGGCTATCTGGACGAAAACAAATACAAGGCATTGGTGGACATGCTGACTTCTCCGGTACAGCGATGGTATGACACGCCATCGCTTCCGATGGAGATCATCATCACGAACATAGACTTTACCCATACCAAGATGGGGAACCAGCGGGTGAACGTGAACCTCACCTTCTGCCCGGCAAGCAGAAAGCACCAGGTATTTGACCGGTACTCGTTCGGTGGAGGAATATTCGACTACACATTTGACAGAACATTTGAATGATATAACGATATGGAGACAATACGCAGAAACCTGGCTCTGGCCGACATGGACATCCGCACGGACGAACGCGGACGCCGGCGCATCTTTTCGATAAAGTTCGTCAGTAAGGAAGGCAAGGTCTATTTCATGCCCCAGGCCTACGCCTGCGGTGCAGGACGCATGAACATGAAGGAATACCAGCTCCGGGGCGTGCAGCCCTGCGACTGCAAGGGAAATCCGGAAGGACACCCCTACCCTGTGGATATTGACCTGATACTGGAGTATAACAAAAAGAAAATAATATTCTGATGAACATATTGTTTAATTCAAGCGGCATTCCCCTGCTGATGCAGTCCACGTACATATTCGGCGAAACGACGGGGACACCCCAAAATGAAATGAAGGAGCGTACCCGAATCCTGGCGCCATATGACTTGTCGAATGTTTCCTATATAGACATCGACGGAGTGAAGGTGCGTCCATGGGGAGATGAGAATGATTTCCCCCAGAAGGCGGCTGAAGAGATAGGAAACACCAGCGTGCTCAATACGGGCCTGAAGTTTCTTCGTAACCTGACACTTGGGCAAGGCATATATCCTTGTACGGTGAACGGTTACGACAATGATGGTAACGAGATACTGAAGCCCGTTACCGATAGCCGGGTACAGACTTTTATTGCTTCCCGAAATGTGAGGCGCTACATGGAGAAGGTGCTTCGGGATTACTTGAAATTCGGTAACGGTGCCGTCCAGTTTGTGCCGTCGGCTGCCGGCAATTCTTTTGCAGGGGTCAATCCGGTCAATGCGCTTTACCGCCGTTATTCCGAAATGGACGAATACGGTGCCTGCAAGTGCATCGTTTCCGGATATTGGCCGCAACGTCCGGACAAGGGACAATACACCAGGCTGGATGTGCTCTCCGAATACGACCCGCAGATGCACGCTGAAGTGTTGAAGTTTGCCGGAAAGGTGAAGGATGGTTTCATCATGCCGGTACGCGACAGCTGGAGCAATGACGACCTTTACGGCATGCCCATCTGGTGGCCCGCCTACGTTTGTGGATGGGTGGAGATAGCCCATCTTATCCCCCATTTCCTCAAGAAAGCCTACAAGAACCAGATAACCTGGAAGTGGCATGTACAGATACCGTATTCCTACTGGGAGAAGAAATACCCGTCCAAGGACTATTCTGCCAAGGAGCGTGAGGCGGCCATACAGAAGTACATGGATTCTGTGGAGCAGAACCTTTGCGGACCGGACAATGCGGAGAAGCCCATCTTCTCGCATTATGCCGTGAATGAGATGAACGGCAGGATTGAGGAGGAGTGGAAAATCAAGCCGCTGGAGAACAAATACCAGGGCAGTGACAATCTTCCGGTGTCGGCAGCCGCCAACTCGGAAATTCTGTTTGCATTGATGGTGAATCCGAATGTGCTCGGTGCAGGTATGCCCGGTGGCACCTATGCCGGCAACCAGGGCGGTTCCAATATCCGTGAGGCTTTCCTTGTGAACATTGCCAACGCGTGGATTGACCGGCAGAATATCCTGGACCCTATAGAACTCTATATCAAAATGAACGGTATGCCGGAATGCGAGCTGCGTTTCCGCAATACCGTTTTAGTAACCCTCGATACCGGCAGCGGTACCAAAAAAACATTGAGCTAATGATATTCAGTGCAAAAAAATGGAACAACGGCAAGGAGCTGAAAGCGGTGATGAAGGTGAACACCGCCATCTCCTTTGACATGATGGAGGCACCGCTTCGTAATGCTTTCCGGCAATACCTCGTACCGTTATTGGGCGATGCGATGGCGGGAGAAGTGGTCGAGATATACGAATTCGGTCCAAATCCGGATGTATTGGAACAGAATACCGAAGGGGCAACCGAACGGGAGAAACTGGACAGCCGCCTGCTGGAGATTTGCAAACGCGCGAACGCGAACCTGGCGTTCTGGAACGATTTCGATGAAATCAGCATGCGTATCACCGATGCGGGATTCCAACGTCAGAAATCCGACAACGGCGAATCATTCCAGCAGGTGTACAAGTACCAGGAAGATAACCTGCGGGCATCGTTACGCAACAAGGGGTTCAATGCGCTCGACGAGCTGCTTGAGTTTCTGTATGCCCATATAGCCGAATATCCGGAGTTCGCGTCCTCCCAGGCCTATCAGGACCGTAAATCGGCCATTGTCCGCAGTACCGCGGATGTCAATGACGTCTGTTTTATCAATGGCAGCCGGATTGTTTTCCTTCGCCTGCAGCCGCACCTGAAGTTTGCCGAGGAGATGCTCCTTCAGCCGGCCATCGGTGACAAGCTGTATGAGCATCTGATTGACGGGCTGGTAAATCCCCCAGAAGACGAAGAAGCCCGGAAGAGCGTGGAGCGGTTGCGCCTTTCCTGCTCCCGCTACATTGTGGCAATGGCGGTCAGACGGCTGCTGATGGAGACGGGTAGCGTCACGGACCGGGGGCTGTACTTCACCGCTGTACAGCCGGGCGAGAAGGGCAATGAGGAGAAGAGACCCGTCGATACGGAGCGTATCGCCGTACAGATCCAGAATCTGAAAGCGGATGCGGACATGTACATGACCGTTCTGCTGCGTACGGTACGGAGTTGCTTTGAGAATTTCTATGAGGGTGATCCCAGGCAGATATACGACCGGGACAATGACCATAAACGCACATTCTGGACATGAGGGAGCTTCGCATTGCATACCGTAGATTCGGAATCCGCCATGAGATAATCCGTCGGGTACCCCAGAAATGGGAGGAACTGACACCGGCACAGTTCCTGCTCGTCTCGCGGCTTTATCTTCAAGAAATAGACGAACCATCCTTCCTGAAGGATTTCTATTCCCTGCCGTCCGGGGTCGGTTCCGACACCTATTACAGTTATAAGCTGAGCGAACTGGTGGAGTTCATCAGCGACTGCCGTGTCCGGATGGACCGCTTTATCCTTCCTGCCGTCTCCGGGCTGAAAGCACCGGGCGAACGCCTGAAGGGGATGTGTTTCGAGCACTTCATGCACGTGGACACGGCTTTCAACCGATATGTCCGTGACGGCAAGGATGCCTCGCTGGACACTTTCGTATCAATGCTCTATTTGAAGGACAACGAATATATTGTCCTACCGTCGGGTGGGAAAAACGGCTTATTTAGCAGGCAGAAACCGCTGATACTGCAAAAACGGACAGCAAAGGTGGCAAGGATTGACAGACACGTCAAGTATGCCGTATTCCTGAACTACGTTTTTGTCAAGAGGTGGCTTTCAAAGGCCTTTCCTTTCCTCTTTCCGTTGGATGATGAACCGGAGGAAAAGCGGAAAAGACCAACAGCACCGTCTGTCAACTGGCTCGACATCTTCGACGCTTTTGTCGGTGACGATGTGGCAGTGATGGAGAAATACCAGGCAATGCCGGTGGCAACGGCATTCCGTATATTGAATAAAAGAATCCGTGACGCTCAAAAACAGAAGAAATGACTTTTTCGGAATACATAGAGAAGCTGGCTGAAAGGCATGTCGATATACGACACAAGGAGAATGATGAAGTACACTTCCTCTCATCAGAACGGGAGAAGCATACGGCACTGGACAGCGTACTCCACTATCCAGCAGTGATTGTGGACCGTGGCTCAGGATTCGGTTACGGTGGTAATCCGGGTGCATACCGAAAAGACCGCGATTACCTGCTCTTCATTGTGGAGCATGTGTCCGACACCTCCGACTATGAGCAGATAGAGGCTGCCCTTGACAAGTGCGAACGTATTCTTGATGAGCTGCTCAACCAAATTTTGGAAGACAAAAGGATGAAAAGGCTGTGGCTCGCTTTTTCCTTGGAAGATGTGGAAGCGGATTATGTGGTGAACAATGATAACCAGCTTTATGGCGTGGTTGCGGCTGTTAGTCTGTCCGAACCTTATAAAGCTTTGAACTGCCGGAAGGCATTTGTTTCATAATATGGCAGATACGATTGACATACTCAAGGAACTTGCTCTACAGGTACGGTACGCTACCCAGGAGAATGAGAATACGGCGGAACGTGTAGGCCGCACGCTGGTCGGAATCTTGAATCTGTTATCCAAATACTCCCCTGAAGAATTGGAGAAGATTTTTCTGAGGAAAGACAGAGCTGACGGCACAAATTTTCTGTTGAAGTTCGGCGAGTTTATCGACTCTATGGTCGCGGGCAAGGGTGCCGGAATATTCCCTGACGGCCGTATGCAGCTGTCTCGCCTCGAGGTCCGCGACAGCCTTACCGTCCTTGAGCTTATCTTCAACCGTCTCTCCGCCATGGAGAGCGACTACTCATTCTCCGAGTCCGGTACCATAGAAAGTGTATCGCAGCTTGAAGACGGCACATACAGCCTGAAGATGAAGAAGCGGTGGGATAACGACTTTACTGCACTGGCAGAAAATGATGTTGTATATGGTGTTGTCAATGACCTTACATCAGGTGGCGGCAAGTATTATACCTCCTGGCTACGTGTCTTGCATGTTGACACCTCAGCCAATACGATCAACGCTGTGATGTACCCTGATAGTGAGGTGCCGGGTGGCAAGAATTATCCTCCTGAGCCGTTGATGATATTATCACACCGTGGCAACCCGATTGATACTGAACGGCAGGGTTATTGGTATCTGTCATCCCGTGAGCATTGTATCTGCATGCTTAACGGGGTCACAAAACCCGTCCTTGAGGAAAGCAACTATTCGGTGATCGTCGGCAGGCTGAAGCATCTGTCTCTGTTCGACAACCTGCCCATCAACTACCTGCACTCTTATATCTACGTCCGGGGATTGGTAGCGCAGGACATCCACCGCATCGACTTCCAAGGCGTATTGCCCCGCATCGCCAACGACCGCGGCGAGTGGAGCATGGAGACCGCCACGGGAGCAGAACCCTACCAAGCCGACCGCGAGGCACAGACCGAGACCGTACGTGTGATGATGTACGATACCGTGTGGCACTACGGATGCAAGTGGATGTGTCTTGTTTCCGGCACTACCGACGAACCCCAATACGGTTCCGCATCCTGGGCAATGATCGAGGGCAATCCGGATTTCAGCATCGATATAGAAAGCAGCAACGGCTGGTACTTCGATGCGGAGCGTTTTGCGACCACCCTCACCATTACCGGTGAGCTGTACAACCGTGATGTGACGACGCATATCCTTGACAGTGATGTGGAGTGGACGCGCGACACGGGCAACGTCACCGAGGACAACGCCTGGGCGGTCGCACACGCGGAAACCGGCAAGTCACTGCCGCTGACGGTCAACGACCTCGGCCCCGACTATATGAACATGACCGGGTGCAAGTTCATCGCACGGGTATTGCTGCGTGACGGGCAGAACAATTATGAGACAATGAATTATATAACTTTCTAATTATGCAGACTATACAGAAGAAGATAGAGGTCAACTACCGCCCTCTCCAGACCAGCGGCGGGATAGAGGTTGTCGGCAGCGTGCCGGACGTGCAGGTGTACCAGGCTGACAAGGCCGAGTACACTCCGGACTACACGCTTACCCCCCTGACACTGTTCCCCCGGTGCAATGCCACCGACCCGGATGCGGTGGTCAAGGTGGGTGCGGTCAACGCGTCATTGGTCAACATGAAGTGGTACGAGCGCTTGAACGGTGTACGGACATTGATTACATCTGCCAACAAGAGCTATGTCATTACCGAGACCGGAGCCGAGAAGGGTAAGATACAAGTGAAAAAGAATACCGTTCCCGGCAGTCCGGTAACACTGGAGTTCTACGCCGAGTATGTCGATGCGAAGCGTACCGGACAGACGCATGTCTACCGTTTCAGCTGTCTTGTCCGCGCCGTTGACGGCAGCGAGGCGCAGCCTAAGCTGATGGTCGACTCTCCGTCGGCACTTGATTGGAATCCTTGCCGTGATATATCAAAACATATCATTACCGCCAAGCTGCTTGTCGGCGATGTAGATGTCACAGCAACCAACAAGTGCAAGTTCTTCTTCTATCGGAAGCTGAATACGGGCGCACTGGAGCAGATTACCGACGGTAACGGCGACAATGACTGGGAGTTCGTATCACTGACAAAGAACGTGCTTACCATAGACCGGGACTATATCGGCCACGAACAGACCTACGTCGTGAAAGCATCGTACTCGAAGGACGGTGCTCCTTCATCCAAGCCGGACAGTGACATAGACTATGTCTCCACCACCATCCGCAGGCGTATTCCCAGCATCGAGATTGACTGGGAGGGATTTCCGCAGCAGGTGGCAGACGGAACCAAGATGATATACCCGAAACCGGTCATCCGTGATACGGCAGGGATTGTCCCCAATTCCCAGGCCATCCTTGAGTGCGAATGGTACACGAAGGTGGCCGGCGCCTCCTCATACGTGCTGGCCGCTGCCGGGTACTCGCCCTCCATCCCATGCACCGACGGTATGATGCTACAGCTGAAGGTGATTGACAAGGGTCCGTATGCGGCGGTGGTGACATCTGACGGCAAGTACGTGACGGATGACAGCGGTAAGTTTATAGTGGCAAGGAAAAGGGATGTTTAATTTCTAATAATTTGTGATATGGCATTTTATATCAAGGTTACAAAGCAAGTTGCGGACAAGCTGGGAGTGGCAGGAATCCGCAACAGCACTGCCGACGGCAATGTGCTGTTATGGCAGGCCGATGTGGCAGGCTTTCCCGGCGATACGGTATTCGACCGGGCGGCAGTAGTCGGGGGCGTGTGCCTTTCCCCGCAGAAGGCCAAGGGTGAGATAGACGGCGTGGAAGATCCGGTGGAGGTCGCCACTCCGGAGGGTTTCATGGATAAAGACGGGGAGGAGGTGACCGATGAGCGTAGCGAGTAAGGTCGGGCAGGTAATCTTTTCGCAAAAGTCTGGCGTTTACATGCCAGCGATTATGTGCGACAAAGGCGACCTCTATCAAGAGTATGATGGCGAGTCGGGTGCTCCGACCAACATAGCCCCCGACTTCACCACGATGAAGCCGACGCTCTCCTTCCTTCTCACCTCCTCACGGGTGGCTGAGGGGATTGTGGTGCCCTCTTCCATCAGGTGGTATTTCAATGACGTGTTGATAAGCTTCACATCCAACGTTTCCACGAACACGTTTGGCGGCGAGACGGGTCATTTCAAGTTCATTCCATATAAAGCAGGCACTACAAACTATTACGGGCTTCAGATCGTGAAGAACCTGGTGAAGGCGTCGTCCGGTGCGAGCTGCAGCGTCAAGGCGGTAGCTACGGTGACCGTGGGCAACGTGTCGGATGAGGTGCAGTTCGTCTACAGCATCCCCATCACCAAGGGGGTGGGCAACCAGAACGTGGTGACCATCGTTTCCGGAGATGACAAATACTTTGCCATCCGTGAGAAGGGAGGCAGTGTCGTTCTCACGGCAATGGCGAGACGTGGAGCGTCAGAGATCACCTCCGGACTAACCTACAAGTGGTCCAGGATGGTTAACGGTGCCTGGCAGACACTCGTCGACCAGACCGGCAAGAGTCTGACCGTTACGGACAGCCTGGTTGACACTACGGGCATCTTTAAGGTGGAGGTGTCGCAGGGCGGCAATCTGATAGGCCTTGACACGCAGACGGTGATGGACTTGTCAGACCCCTACGACATCATAACTAATCCCAATCCCGAGGATGAGACGATTGTTTCCGGTTCCGGAGGTTCGGTGACTTATACGCCTATCCTTGTCAAGCGGGGACAGACCACGAAGGCAAAGAATATGCTGTTCTATTTTGTCTTTATGGATTCGGCAGGGGTCATTCTCAATCCGGCTACGGCGAATGTGGCTGCGGCAAGCGGTACCTGCACTGAAGCTATGTGCCAGCAGGCAGGCGGCAATGTTTCATGGACAATCTCAACGGCAGCATGATATGGCAAAGAAAGCGTTGGCAAGCAAGACGGGAGAAGTGAAGTATCTCCAGCAGGGACCGATCGGTCCGCTGGTCTATCCGGCTGGAGAATATTCCGCATCCACAGGCTACACCCGTACGGCTCTATCGACACCGATGGTACTGTGTGAAGGTCAATACTACGTGTTGGCTAAGGAGGGCACATTTAAGGGTGTCAACCCCAAGACAGACTATGCGGCAAACGGCAGTAAGGCGACATGGGTAGTGATGGACAAGATACAGTATGCCTTTATCGAGGTACTGATGGCGAATTTCGCCAAGCTGGCAAGTGCGGTGTTCTATGGGCAGTATATGTTTTCGCAATACGGAATAAAAGCCGATGGCTCTGCTGTAGAAACGGTAGGCGGATATAAAGATTTTAATTACAATGACCCGATGAATCCGGCAAACAAGTTTCGACCAAACTTACTCCTTGATTTTCTGACTGGGAGCTTCAAGGGACGTAATGTTGAAGTTGAGGGGACAATTATTGCCAATGCATCATTTGTTCGGATGCATGATTTCCGTGCAAACGAGGGGTATTTCTTTTTGAATCCGGCTTTTGGCTCTGAATTTCGGAATGGCCGTCCAAACCGAATTTCCCAGAGTATGTATATGCTTCCAGAGGCTGTCCAATATAATGGGATGAAAATCTCGTTGACAATATATAATGCAGCAATGGGAAGCACTTATGGTTATACTTCAGTTGTAACAACAGATGGATTTAATGAACTTACATTTGAAAATAATGAATATCATTATTGCAATAAGATCGCTATATCAAAAAGCGGAGTATATGAGTTCATGTCATTAGGTGCAATATGGATTCTAACTAAAGGAACGGACGTAGCCTATTCTTATGCGGAATTGGAAGAACGTACTTACGAAGACCCAATTAATTAGCAAAATATTAAACAAAACGAGAATAAAAACAAAATGTTAAACCGGTTGTCGTTTTTATCCGAAAATGACGACCCTCAAAAGTACAAGGGATATGATAGAAAAGGTTAATATAACAGATGCCAATGTGGTTGAGTTAATCAGAGAAAAACTGCCTGCTGCAACAGAAGCAAACAAGGGACTTATGCAAGCTAATGGATTTGAACAAGGTAAGAATATATTAAATGAAGAATACGATAGTAAAATCAGTGCCGGTGTATATTCATCTACTGATAATTTAAATAATATGGGCACTGGAATTTTATTAGCGCTAAGAGGGTTTCAATACACGGCCCATTTATATATTACCAACTCTGCAAGAATATATATTAAAACCATTCGTAGCAATGGAGAGGTTTTGAAAGATTGGACGTTAATAAATAATACCAAAACATAAGAGACTTTTGGAGTATCCATTTTCCTACCCTATCCTTTGACCCTCAAAAATACAAAGGTATGATGGAGAAGATTGATATTACAGCCACGGGAGTAGTTGATAGTATTCGTAATAAGATGGCAGTGGCTACAGTTTCCAATAAAGGATTAATGCCATCAGGTGTGTTATCGGAGTTCCAAGGCGCGTATAGTGTACTTCTGTTTGAGACTACAAGCACTCCAGTTACAGGCTCAATTCTTTTGTCTATATCTGCAACATCAAGCGGAATGCCTAGCCTATATTACATCTCCATATCACGAGCTGGTGATGTAACAGACAATCCTAATCTAAAAGTCAAAGTCCTCTCAGGTAGCTATAATATTAAGATTAAAGCTAAGACTGAAGCTGATGGAAAGTGCAGGATTTATGCTGAACGGCTAGTCTATACGCCAATACTAAATGTACTCCTAATGAGTTCTTTTGGCATATCAATGAAGATGGAAGCAGCGGATAACAGTGCATTCGAAGGAGGATTTGAAGCTACATTGGAATAGTATAGGGGCAAGTGCCCCTATACTATTATCCAACTGTTTCATTTATAAGATTTGTATCTGTTAAAGAGTTATATTCCAAAGAACCACTAATATAAAAATGCTGAAACGGGGCGAACTCTGTTCGTGCCCGCCGCCTTAGCGTCGCTGCTCGCGCTGCCGTTGGTGAGGTACAAACCCCACGCGTTGGCCGCGCTGAACTCGGTAGAACTCCAGTGCCACGTTTCGGATAACTGTGTTGCGCCCTCGATAAGCGATAACGCATAATTGATTTTACGCATATTGGCGTAAATCATCATCAACTCACCTAACGACGGCAACCACCAACGCCCGGCGGTCAAACCTTTGCCGTTTGCATTTACGCGGCTGTACTGCGCGCAGTAACCCGGTGCGTAACTTGCGCTGCTACATTCGGCGTGCGTAATCTGTGCTGTGGTGCTGGCCTTACCCGTCCAGTCGTCTAACGCTGTCAGTCGGTCGGTTGTGGTCTTACCTCCACCGCTAACGGCTGCGCTACTCCAATGCAGCGACGTTTCGGTAGGTGCTACGACTAAGATTTTGCCGCCCTCGACGACTACCACGCCCTCGGCTATTTCGCCGCTACTCTGATAGCTCGCCCACTTGTCCGGCTTAACCATAAGCGGGTAATTATCGCTCTTACGATGGAACATGATAAATACCCCTTCGGACAACGAATCAAATACACTGAGTTTCATTTTCCCCTGGCTATTTCCTTCTTCCACAAACACATAGTCTGCATCAGTTACTATCTGGCACTGGTTCATTACTTGACTTATGTTTACCTTCTCTATCATATCCCTTGTACTTTTGAGGGTCAAAGGATATGACGGAAATAAGTAATAAACAACAATGAGCACAATAAAAGTAAAAGTTACTGAGCAATTTATATCGAGAACGAGTAAGGAAGGCAGGGGAATAACCCCTGCTAATAATTAGTTATCTGCATGACATTTATATATGCTTCTGTACTTCTCCCATTTTTTACATATACATTGCCATTTGACGTTTTTTTATTCAATATGATTTTGCCTCCAGCGGTAAAATCAGTTGAAATGCTATTTCCATCGCTCAACAGTATATTGGATGATACTCCGGCACCCACCATGATTAGAGCTGCCGCACCAGAATCGCTATTTCTTACCAGATATGCCCCATAATAAGCAGTACCCAAATCATATTCCTCCCCCGGTTGTAATGTCAGTCTCCAGGTAGGGAACATCTCATTCCTGATATTCTTTATATTGAGCTGCCTTGTGATGGCATTTATCACGTTTGTGTCTGTTATCAGAACCTTCTCTATCATATCCCTTGTACTTTTGAGGGTCATTAGAATACCCTTTTTGGTTAGGCTGTTGAATAAGACTACCTTCACCGCAAAAATGGTTTACGCATATATTCGTGTGTCGACAGACAAACAGACTGTCGAGAACCAAAGGTTCGAAGTCCAGAAATTTGCAACGGAAAAAGGACTTGTAATAGATAAATGGGTGTCCGAGAAGGTTTCCGGTACCAAAATTGCTAACGATAGGAAATTAGGTCCGCTTCTCAAGAGGATGAAGAAAGGCGACACTCTAATCATAACAGAAATCAGCCGATTAGGAAGAAACCTGATGGGTATTATGTCAATGCTTCACCTCTGTATGATTAAGGAGACTTGCGTTCTTACTGTCAAGGAACGTTACGAATTAGGTAATAACATCAACAGTAAGGTATTGGCATTCGCTTTCGGTTTATCCGCTGAAATTGAACGTGATCTTATCAGTCAGCGAACCAAGGAGGCCCTTGCTTACAGAAAAGCTGCAGGAATACGACTTGGTCGAAAAAAGGGGGATAAAAACACGCATTACAAGCTGACTGGAAAGGAAAATCTTATCCGAACTATGCTTGACTATGGTTATAGTAAAGCCGCTATTTGCCGGAAGTTGAAGTGCAATCCTAAAACATTGGATGACCATTTGCGGAGAATGCATGTCCTACATAAAAATTAAGTCATACATTACTTTTGCCTCTGTTTTTAAATTCATAGTTATGGCAAAAGCAGAAATCTTATTCAAGGTCATCCGCAAATGGGAAGGCGGATGGAGTGACCACAAAAATGACAAAGGTGGCAAAACCAATATGGGGATAACCTTGTCTACGTGGAAATCATGTGGTTATGACAAGGATGGTGACGGAGATATTGATGCGGATGATTTACGCATGATTACTCCGGATGACGTTTTTCATGTTTTCAAGAAGTATTATTGGGACCGTTACCAAGCGGACTTCATACACAACCAGTCCATTACGAACATCTGTGTGGATTGGGTGTGGGCCTCCGGACGTCCCGGTATCACAAGGGTACAACAACTACTGCAAATCAATGTAGACGGCATCGTAGGTCCTCAGACGGTTGCAAGTATCAATCTGGCCAACCAACGGCAGCTGTTCGAAGCTATCAAGACAGACAGAATCCGGTTTATTGAAGAAATCTGCAAAAGAGATCCGTCGCAGCTTGTATTCCGGAAAGGATGGCTGAACCGGATCAATGATTTCAAGTTCTCTGTCCGTTGAATTCTTGTCCTTTTTTCCACTCTTTTCAGCCTTTAGTTTTGTGTCCGGAACTAAAGGCTTTTTTATGGCAATAACTGAAGAAAAGAGTTTAATGACCTCCGAGAAATTCAATCGAGGAGTTGAGAACTGGACGTGGAAAGTCAGGAATACCTCCGTAAATATTCTACAACGGACACACGCAACCGGCAGATTGCGTAGGGAACTGCAATCCCGTTGGCTGAAAGACCGTGAAGGTGGACCGGCTTATGTCGGTCTGGGTTTCCGCTTTGCCCGGTATGGTGCGTACCGGGAGTATGGCGCCGGGCGTGGATATATCGTCAAGAACGGAATTATAATGAAGGGACATTCGGCATGGAGCGATAAGAAGAAACGTCAGGAACTGCGTTCTTTACGTGTTTCTGAATATCGTATCCGGCGCATGCGTACCGTTGATGAACACTATGCCGTTATCCGGCGAAGTCCCCTACCCTGGTTAGACCCTCCCATTGTGGATAACATCGAATCACTGGCTGATTTATCCGGAGAGTATTACGGTGACCAGGCACTCAAGAATGTGCTTCAGAAGTTTGATAAAATAACAATTGAAAAACGTTATGGCAAAAAGTGACAAGACTGTCAAAAGAGGTGTCTACTTGTACATCGATGGCAAGGAAATTAAGAATGACATCAATTCCATTGATTTGGAGATGAAACGCCTACAGCGTGACATTAAGGAAATGACACGCGGCTCTGAGGAATACAACCGCACCATGGCGAAGATACAGCATCTTCAGGGGATTTTAAAACAGCATCGCCAGGAGATAAAAGGCATCACCACCGAAACCAAGAAAGCGACTGTCAGTATTGGCAGTATGGTGGACTGGTTCAACCGTTTCGGTGGAGTTATCTTGTCCGTAATAGGTTTCCTTACCGGTTTTACCCTTGCCTTGCGCGCCATCAGAGACGAACGCAACAAGTTGGAGGAGTCCCAGGCCGGGCTGAAAGCCTTGACCGGACTTGATGATGACAGCATTGCCTGGTTGACCGGGCAGGCCAAGACGCTTTCCACCACCATGACAAAAGAGGGCTTGCGTGTCCGCCAGTCGGCAGCCGAAATCCTGGATGCGTTCATGCTGGTCGGTTCGGCCAAACCGGAACTGCTGGGAGACAAGGAGGCGCTCAAGGCTGTTACGGAGGAAGCCATGCGATTGCAGGCGGCAGCCAAAGACATCACCCTGAACGAAGCGGTTGATTCACTTACTTTATCACTCAACCAATATGGGGCAGCGGCAGACCAGGCTGGACGGTTTACCAATGTATTGGCTGCCGGCTCCCAGGCAGGTTCCGCCAATATCGCAAGCCAGGCAAAGGCTATCCGGAATGCAGGTACCGCAGCGGCTTCGGCCAATGTTCCCATTGAACAGACGGTCGCATTGATTGAAACGCTTGCCTATCGGGGTATAAAGGATGAAGTGGCCGGAACGGGATTGAAGAAATTCTTTCTGGTTCTTCAGACCGGGGCAGACGAAACCAACCCCAAAATCGTCGGGTTGGATAAGGCACTGGAGAATCTGAAGAACAAGAATATGGACGCAGGCGCCATCAAAAAAATGTTCGGGGAGGAAGGCTACAATACCGCATCCGTAATCCTTCAGAACACGAAGATGGTGAAAGACTTCACCGCTGCCGTCACCGGTACCAATGTGGCGTATGAGCAGGCGGCCATAAACAGTGATACTGCACAGGCCAAACTGGAGCAGGCACGTAATAAGATGAAGCTGGCAGCCATTGACCTTGGCGAGAAGTTGAATCCGGCTCTGACGGTGAGTACGAATATGCTGACCAATGTGCTCAAGTATTTACCGGGATTGATTGACTGGTGCAAAAAATGGGGTGGTACTGTATTGTGGCTTAGTACGATATTGCTTGTATATGCTACCCGGCTGAAGATAATTACAGCATGGTATTCTATTTGGAATTCACTTACCAAAATTGCGACAGTTCTCAATTTGGCTTATGCCGCATCAATGAATACATTGTCTGGTTATACAGTGACATCATTTGGAAACTTGCGTAAATTATCAATGCTCATGCAAGGACATTCTGTTTTACTTAAATCACTACGTACCGCCACTTATTTATATGCCGCTGCCGTGCAGGTTTTACACGGGCGCGTTGATTTGGCTGCCAAATCGCTGAAAGCAGCTTGGACTATTATGTCCAGCAATCCGATTGGCTTACTGGTTACATTAGTTCTTGCAGCAGCTACCGCATCCTACAAACTGACACAACGCACCAAAGCTTATTACGACCTAAATAAAGTCAATGAGAAAATTACAGAAAAATCAAATGATGAATATGCGCGTCAATCATCACTGATTGAACAGTTGACCACCAAAATACACAATAATAATCTTTCCAATTTTGAACGTAAAAAGGCAATTGTACAATTGCAGGCTATTATTCCGGATTATAATGCAGAGATTGATAAAGAGGGCAAAATCATCAATGAAAACACAGAGGCACTTGACCGATATAATGCTGTATTAGCAACCAATATCGAATTAAAAGAGGTTGCCGACGAACTGGATAAGCACCGGATCAACCTGATGCGCCTTCAAAAATCCCCGGCATTGAGTGACAATTCACCGATGGGGTCGATGGCTCGCGAGGATGTTCGCAACAAGATTTCCCAAGAAGAAGAGATTGTTGAATCTTTAACTGCACGTTATAAGAAACTGGTACAAGAAAAATGGAAAGCATTGAATCCGAACACTCCTAAAAACAATCCCACCGGAGGCAATGACGGTGGAAAATGTCCGATATGTGGAAACAAACCTTGTACCTGCGATAAAAACAACACTTCCAAAGACAAGTTCGCCCAAGCTGAAGCCGACTACTACCGACGTATCGCTGACATCAAACGGAAGTACCTCGCTGACGATAAGATGACCCAGGAAGAATACAACAAGCAGATGCGGGATGCAGAAATACAACTGCTCAACGATAAGCTGAAGGTCAAGGGGCTTGAGCCTTCAGAGATTCAACGTATCAATGACCAAATACTTGATGCGGAAATAAAGGCGCGTGATGAATTGCGCAGGCTTGATGAACAGTCTGCCAAGGATGAAGAGAAACGCCGTAAGGAGCAGGCAGAAGAGACGTTTTCCCGTTTGGACAAAGAGTACCAAATGCAGGTGGAAGCTGCCGCCATGTATCATTATGAAAACAGGACTTCCGAGGAGGAGTATTTCAATGAGCTGCGCAGACTGCAAGATGTATATTACCATAAGGTTCTCAATGACGCGGCAATCAGTGAGGAGAAGAAAAACCAGGTACGTGAACAGATGCGTAAACGTAATCTGAAGGATGCCCAAAAAGATGCTGAAGAAGAAAAACGGATTGAACGTGAGAAGTTTGACATACTGTCTGACCTGGCGAAAGGCTTCGGAGAGACCATGGCGCAATTCTTCACGGACTCCGAGGTGTCTCTCAAGGACTTCCTGAAGAATATTCTTACTATGTCGCTTGATGCGTTGGAACGTATGATGATTATGGCCGTTACCGAACGCACCATCAAGAATATAGGTTCACTCGGCTTCGTAGGTGTAGCTAAAGCTGCCGGAGAGATTGCTCTGATAACTGCCGCATTTGAGACAGCCAAAGGGCTTATCTCCAATTTCTACACCGGCGGCTTTACTCCGTCCGGTGACTGGAATCAGCCGCAAGGTATTGTACATTCCAATGAATTTGTCGCCAACCGTTTTGCTGTGGCCAACCCGAATCTGCGACCGATATTCGACGCCATTGACGTGGCACAGCGTAGCGGTAATGTCGGTAATCTGACAGCTGAAGACATAGCAGCTGTGGCAGGTTCCGGAAAGAGTACACGTACCGTACCAGCCAAAGCACCCGCTGCCAGTGCCACAACGACGACCAATGACCCGGCTATGGTGGCGATGCTGATAGAATGTACCCGCGTATTGCGGAAGCTTAAGAACCGGTTGGATGATCCACTGGTAGCGGAAACTTATGTTACCGGCAAACGGGGTATCAACCAGGCACAAAAAGAATATCAGAAGTTGAACAACAATAAATCACGCAACAAGCAATGACAGAATTATACATTGACGGGCAATTGGCCGCCCTTCCTGAAGGGTTCAACATTACGTTCACCTCCGAGAATCCGTATTTCACCCGCAGTTCCAATTACTCCTTGGACATAGAACTCCCCATGCCTGCCAATCATGCCATATTCAAGCACGTGAACAGACTGGATGTGACAAAAAAAAAGACTATCCTTCCGGCCACACTCATCGTTGACGCCAGATGCCTGCTTTACGGCAGTGCGGTTTTACTCTCAGTAGAAGATGCACTGGTTAAGGTACAGCTCGTATCGGGTAATGCGGAATTTAATCTGCTGACGAATGATGATCTGTATATTGACGAACTTGATTTAGGTACAATCAGTTGGCCGAACAACAATCAGAACCGTTTCCAGCCACCTGCCAATATGGTGAACTACTACGGTTCGGTGGACGACATTGAAGCTGTATGGTTGCCGGTGTTCTATCAGGAAGCCAAATGGGAGAACCTTCAGAACGATGCAATCTATGAGTTCGGCACGAACAATTTTACCCTTTGCCCCTATTATGGCCGTCGATGTGTACAGCCATACCTTTTGACAGTCATCAAGAGAGTAGTGGAGCATTTTGGCTATACGTTCGATACCTCCTTCTTTGATAACAATTTCTTGCGGAACGTTTATGTATGCAGCGCGGTAAGCAGCAACCGGGTGGCCGCCGCATTGCCGCACTGGACTGTTTCCGAATTCTTTGATGAACTGGAGAAATTCCTTTGTGCGGTTACAGTGGTCAACGAACGCACCAAAGTGGTGAGTCTCGTAGGGCTTAACGATTATTTTACAGAATCCGGAAAGGAGATAATTCCTGCATCTTCCCTGCTACGGGAGTTCACTGTGGATATTGAAGATGAAAAGAATGAGAAAGACTTGGGCACTGGCAATGTGGGCTACAATCTGCCTTCCCATACGGATGACGGCTATCTGCGAATTGAAAGGGACATCATAGAGGCTGCATACAAACAAGAATATGATTCTTACGATGCAATGCTGACCGCATACAACGGAATGGGTGACAGTGACAAGAAAAGTACAATCTTTATTGTTGGCAAACGGTATTATATCAACTACAATGAAAATGATAAGAATACGCTGCGTGAAGTCAATTTGTATGCGGATTTAATCCGTGACCCGGAATCGTCCGATGTAGAGACCTCACTCGGAATCGTCCCGGCTAAAATTATTCAGTTCAATGTCGGCGTGTATGGCTCTGTAGCTGATTACGATTTGTCCCGTCCGTACACCTCCATGGTATTGAACATACCCGCGGTGGGCTACCAGGCTACTGTTGCCAAGCAGGAGCGCTTCAATGTCCAGGAGGCCATAAACGGTGACGTGGAACTGAAGGAGAAGCAGGAAAAAAACGGGCGCATGGAAGTGGCTGTCAATACCGGTAAGTTCAACCGGCAGAACGTAACTTACAGCGGTCAGACACATGCCTATGATTACGCCTATCCTTTTACGGACTACCAGCAGAAGACCGGAGCGCAACTCACGGACTTTCTTCCGTATTCTCTGAGTTTGAACGATGTTTGTCCGGACAGTGTCGGACATCGGTTGTCGACACTCAGTCTGTTTCACTCCAATATCCCTTACACAATCCAGTTCCAAGCCAATAAGCTGCCAGATGTGAATAAGGTGTTTCTTATAGGCAACAAGCAGTATTTGTGCGAGAAGATTGAGACGGAAATAGATGTTGATGGATTAAGCAAGGTACTGAAGGGAACTTTCTACCGGATAGAATAAATGGTATTTATAATAAAACAAAAAGATGAAGTCGTTGTTCTCTATGATTATAGTATAAAGACAAATAGGTGCTATTTATAGGGATAATTTAGTGAGTACTAAATAAAATTGATTATAAAGTTTAATATAAAATTTAGTGCAATAATTATATTATCGTTATATTTGCAACGGATTTTTGTTTCAAATCTATTAAAACTATTAGATAAATAAAGAAATAATTATGGCAAAGATGTGGCCGAAGTTAAGTAAACCACCAGTAGAAGTAGCTTTATTTCAATTGAAATTTGAAATGGGAAATACAGCACTGAGTGATTTTCTTAAATGTGATTCTCAATTAAGTAAGTATTTTCCTAAAAGGAATGATACTATTGAAGCTAGTATAAATTTGCCTTCGTCATCAATTCCATTAGGTGTTTCTAAAATATCAGGAACTTCCAATGCTAAAATGGTTAACTATGTATACTATAGTGAAGATCAAAAATGTAAATTAACTATAGGAGAAGGTAGTTTAACCTATACTGATGAACGTGATTATATTGGATGGGATGAATTTGAGCGTGTTGTTTGTCAATATCTTATGGTGTTTGCTCCAATATTGGAAAAGCATATTATAACAAGAATTTCTATTCGATTTATTAATCAATTTGTTTTAGACGAATTTGAGGACCCGACAGTTTATTTTAAAACTATTATATCATCAGCAGAGAATGGAGTTCCATACCCTTTAATTAAATATGGATTTAGACTAATGTTGGATATTAAAGAGGGTGTCTATTCTATTGTTAATCAGAATTTAGATAAGACTCCTGAAAAATATCTTTATATATTCGATATTGATGTTTTGAATAAAAGTAATCTCATATTTGATATTAGTTCTATACAATCGGTTCTACAGGAACTTAGAGAGGTAAAGAATGATATATTTTTTAGTAATGTCACAGATAAAATAATCGAATTATGCAATTAGTAAGCTTTAAAAATGGGTTTAAACCTTTGACTATTGCTGCTGGTCTATTGGTTAGCAGTCCGACACTTATGTATGCTGATTTAGATCAATATAGTGACATAACTGCTGTCATATCTAAGCCTAAAGCATCAAAGTATATTCAAGAAGTAGATAATCAAGAAAATAATATTTTTATTGCAAAGAGGAAGTTTTATGATTATTATAATTCATGGATGGATAATACTTTCTTCCTTTCTTCAGTGAAAGATATTATTGAACAGAATGATTTTAAGGCTATTGTGAATATGGGAACAAAAGCTGTTCCGTTTATTTTGGAAGAGTTGGAGCGTGAGCCTTCTAACTTGGTTTGGGCACTCAATATGATTTATAAGAAGAAAATAACCGATAAACCCAACGTTACTATTAGTGATGCATGTAAATTATGGATAAAAGCACTGAAGAGTTAATTAAGAAAAGGATTATTGGTATTTTCCCAAAATTGGCAACTGATAAGAATTTTAAATTGACTAGTCCTATTAATCCAAATTACAATTGTCTTGCATGGGCTTGTCACTATAATGATCGGTGGATGCAACCGCCAAGTATAACTCCTCCTCCCTTGGATAGTGTTGTTTATTGGCCTGAGGATGCCAAACAAGGTATGGAAATTGAATGTCTAATAGACGCATTTAGAACTAAAGGGTATGAATTGTGTGATAGTTGGGAGTATGAGGATAAATATCAAAAGGTTGCGTTATATGTGAAAAAAGATAGTAAAACATGGACACATGCAGCTCGTGAGTTGAGGAATGGCTTTTGGACAAGCAAATTGGGACAAGGATATGATATTCAACATGGAACTCCATTTACAATAGAAGGCGATAGTTATGGTGAGGTATATTGTATAATGAAGCGTATATTTCAGTGAGGATGTGTCTTTCGAAACACATCCTTTTTCCTTTTTATCGAGATTATTTATCTTGAATTTAGAACTCAAAGCAAACCTAATAATCTAATTCTTTGGTGTAACTTATAGTAGAAGGCTCTAGATGATTCAGATTGAACACGGTATAAAGAATTAGCTTAGGCATTATAAATAAATGAATATGAAACGAGTTTTATTTTTAATCTGTGTTCTGTCCTTAGTGGCAAACACTGTTTTAGCACAAGAACGTCCGGAAATGAGACGTGAAAATCGTAGAAACACAGAAACAACCGAGAGGCAAATACCTCCAGGACATCGAGAGAGAATCAACGGACAGAATTCAAATGCCGAGAAACAGCCAATGACTTTTATGCAGTCGTTAAAATTGAGAAAAGATGTAGGGAATCCACAATTTGAAGCTGGGCACATGATGCTTAAATCTTCCCGATTCAAAACAGCGTCCTTAGCATGTGCGGCCGTCAGTGGAGGAATCTGGTTCTTCAATAACAGCAAAGACTATGAAGTGGCCGTTGCCGGAACCAGTGTCATTTTTGGAGCGGCTGCTGTCATTCTGTATGCTTCGAGTTTGCGTTATGAATGGTTGGCTGGTAAATACTTGAAAATGTCAGCATCACCAGGTGGGTTGTCTGCCAGTATAACTTTTTAATGTGACATTAAAAGCGGAGAAACAAAAAATCTCCGCTTTTCTTTTGCCATTTCAAAATAAACCTGCATCTTTGCAATGCGTTACATTTTGAGAAGGCGAGATTGTTCGCCAACTTTTGCCGTTGGCATTTTTTATGCCCAATGGTATCATATAGTTCCGACCCCCGTGTGGAGTGTTAATGCACCCACTGCCTTCTCAAGGTGTAACGCAACGGGAAAGCGGAACTTTCTTTGTCTATAAGTTTTCCGATTTTTTGGAGAAAGTTCCCTTCCCGTCTTTATTGGAGCATTGTATCATTCAATATATTGTTTTATTTAAATAGCGTTACATTATGAGAAAACAAGCCCAAAGCGCCCGCGGACGCTATGTATCCGCAGAGAAGGTTCAAGAACTGTTTGCCCAGCTGGGTGTTGAACTGTGCGCCGGACGTAAACGTATCCGTGCAGCACGTAGTGACAAATCCATTTCCATCTATGTCAATGGTGGGACAGTCAACATCACCTTTAATGAGAAAGGAGGCAAAGCATGATGTTCTTTGTTTACCATCTGCAGACCTATTCCCCCAAGAACCGGGCATGGAAAAAGGTTATTGATTATGTAGAGAAGTATAAAAACGTTCTTATCAAGGATGAACTTTCCCTGGATGCACTCAAGCATGAAATAGGCGATACGGTCAACCGCATTAATGCTGAACACCCGAACTTGAAGCGCATGAAATGTACTGCTACCCCTTTGGGACGTGATTGTACCATACGTATCGAGGCCCATGTCATAAGTGGCGGATGCCCGGACACGGTATTCTTTCTCGATATTTGCAAGGTACGTTCCATTTTTCAATTTAGTGAGAAGGCGAATATGCTGGAACAGAAAGGAGGTGAGGCATGAATGATGAATTCTTTATCACCAAGACTGTGGATACAGGTAGTGGAGGAACCAAATCGGTGAGATATCAATTGTATGCACGCAACTGTGATGGTGAGATTAATGATATAGGCTATGAGGAACTGGTGCGATTTAACAAGTTCCTTACTAATTATTTAAAAAAGGAGGAGGGCAGTGATTATGAACAATCATAGGAAAATAGGTTTTCGGGCATACAATGATAATGCTCAGAATTCAGAGGAAGATGAACAGAAGAAAAAACAAGCCGAACGGCAAAAAGCCATAGCCGATTTTATCGGCCATAACTATTCGCCTATCGGTGCCACTTCGCAGAAGTGCTATAAAACCACAGTCGAACTGGTGTACGAGTTGTCGAATATCGTCGATGTCGCTCCGATGGAGCTGGCCAAGCAGCTGACTGATGCCAGATACCATGTGGAGTACCTGGCAGGACAGCCGTATTGGGTGCTGTATGAGAAGCCATAAACACATTAACCGGACATTTTTTTTATTTTTGAAGTCCTTGCTCGTGAGAGTAGGGGCTTTTTTTAAAATATACCATCGTAATTCTTTATCAGGCTATTCGCTTCCTGAATATCGTGCGGTGTATATATGTCCGTCATGAGGATGCTGCTATGTCGTGCCTGGTCACGTACGCTCAATACGTCATAATGCCGGAGCATGTTGGTTATTCCGGTATCCTTCAATGAATAGAACTTGTACTTTGCCGACAGCTTCAGGTCTTTCCGTACATGCCGTGCCCACCAGTCACGGAACATCTTCTCGGTCCGTTCCCTTTTTCCCGGCTTCAGTCCGTCCGAGAACAGGTAGTAGTCTCCCGGGTAGTCGAATATTTTCAGGTCGAGCATGAGATGGATGACCTTTGTCGGCAGCGTGATGGTGCCGTCCTTCCGGTTCTTGGATATGGTGTCCTCGACAAAGATGGTCTGTCTGGCCAGACTGATGTTTTTCAGTTTGAGGCGTGTCATTTCTGCCGGGCGTATGAAGCAGTAATACAGGATATAGCTCGCCAGCAGCATGTACGGGTTCTTCTCGAGCAGATAGCCATGTATCTTCTGCAGCTTGTCCTCCTCGATGACACACCTTATCTTCTTCTTTCCGCGCCGTCCAAGGCTGCTGATGCCTTCGGTCGGGTTCTTGGTGATGTAGTTGTGGCTCAGACAGAAGGTGGAGAAGGATTTCAGGAATCCCAGGTAATTGTCACGGGTAAAGGCGGTATTGTCCCTTGTGATGTAGACCTCGTCCAGAAGCAGGACACAGAAATCCTTGTCGAACTGGTAGATATAGGTGATGGGCACTTTCTTCTCCTCGTTGAACGTTTCCATATTCCGGAGGTAGGAGGAATACGACTTGATTGTTTCCTGACGGTAGCGTCCGTCGCGCAGCATCTTTGCAAGGAATGTGCGGTACCGGTCTATGACTTCGCTGAAGAGCATGTATGCGGAGCCGGACTCCTGCTCTATCCAAGGGTTCCAGCCGACAGCCAGCTTTTCCGATATGCGGTTCATGAAGTCCTTGGCATACTTCCGCCTTTCCTTGATTGAATCAATGTAGTTGAGCTTGAATTTCTTGCGCTTCATGGCTCCGGTGGCCGGACAGAAGGCATAGAAGTCAATGTACCAGTCTTTGCCGGTGTGCAGCACCGGAGGTGTGTAACTTTTAACTTGCTGACAATTAGACATTTTTTTTATTTGTTTTCGCCCGGAAGCAAAAACAAATACGTTAATATTTCTCGTCCCGATTTCGTCCCGGCTGTCCGCCTTAAAAACGAAATAAGTCACTGTGAAACAGTGACTTATCGTGTAATTGGTCGGAATGAGGCGACTCGAACGCCCGACCCCTACGTCCCGAACGTAGTGCGCTACCAACTGCGCTACATTCCG